AAGTACCTCGGCCTCAAAGAGTGGGCGAACGAGTTTGCTCTTGCCGAGCTATCGCCGAAGTTCGCCTACATGCTCAGGCTTGGCGCTGGCTGCGATGCCGACTTCGGGCCATAGCTAGTATTAATAGGTGCGCCCTCGCAGTCGGTACCTGCGATGCTGAACCTCGAGCCCATACCTCCGCAGGGTCCGGTAGAACGTAGTGCGGTGCTGCCCGGCGAGCATAGCTGCCCTGGTGATGTCGCCGTGGGATTCGGACAGAATTCTGAATAAATAAGCCCGGCCGGCGGACTGTAGGGCGTCTTTCAGGCTCACGCCCGGTCGATGGCGTCCTGAGCCTTGGCGATGGCATCGTCGCGCATCTTGCGAAGCTCCTTGGTGATATCGGCATTCGACATCCCGGCATCCTCCATCTCCTTCACCTTGCCAACGATCACGCCCTTTTCGAGCCCCACGGCGAGTAGGTTAAGTGCGGCCATTACGAGTTCGGCGGTCATTTCTTCCTCGCTTTCGCAGCCACTTCTCGCTGCAGTGCAATAATCAGGCTGGACAGGAGCTTGGCCTGGGTCGCGGCGTTACGGAGGTCTCCCGTGTCCAGGAGGGCCTGTGCTGCGTCCAGGCGCTTGGCATAGGTCCTGACCCTATCCAGGGCCGACTGTGCCTCCTCGCGCGTCATGACGCCTTCCTGGACGTTCTGGGCGATGACGTTGGCGGTCGCCGTGAGGGTGACGTTCCCCTCGTTGATGAGCCCCTGCGGCGAAGTATCGCCAAGGGTTGCGCAAGCAGCCACAAGCAGCAGCAGAAGCGGCCAAACCACATAGCGGGCTCTCATGCGGCCCCCTCGTTGGGCACCTGGAACACCCCGAAGGCCGTCAGGGAGGCCACGATGAGGTCCACAATTGCCGCCTCCTGCCCGGTGAGGTCGAAGCCCAGATGCCGGTGCGCGACCAGCACCAGCACGCCCACGACTGCTACGATTGCTTTTCGATATTCCGCTAGCATTTTCATCTCCTTCCGTTGTGTGCCAGTGAGTAGTGATTCCCGTCGTTGAACCTGCCGCCCCATGACCCCCCGATGGATTCCCAATACTCGCCCAGCGGCTGGTGATGGTCGGTCTGCGTCAGGTACACGCCGCCTTTGAACAGGTTGAAGTCCACGGCTAGCCGGTCAAGGTGCAGCGAGGTCGAGATCCCTTTCCCGGCCTTGGCGTTTAGCGCCGCCTGTTCGGGCGTCCTGTAGGCTTCGGCAAAGGTCAGTTCGTACCCGTGCTCATAGGCCCAGATGATCAGGTCCGCGATCATGCGGGTGAACTGGCGTTGCTTCTTGCCGAGTGTCAAAGCGCGTCGTCCTTGCGAAACGCCGTCATCGGAACCGCGCTCACAGCTCCGGCTGAATCCAGCACGACTACCGTATGCCCCTGCAGCACCCAGCACGAATCGTAGGTGTCACCCTTCCAGACGTACCGAGCAGACTTCCAGTCCTTGAACCATGGGCTTTTCAACGAGCAGGGCTCCTCCATTAAAGTGATTGAGTCCGCCCCAGTCTTCGCGGTGTAGGTGTCCGCGTAGGCGTAGCTCGCGACCGCCGCCACCACAATGGTCAGCAGCGCTATGAGGATCGCACCGATAACCGGCCGCATCTCGTCGCGGCTGCGCTTGTCTTCGTTGAACGGGTCTTCTAACATAAGACCTCCTTTCACTTACCCCTCCTCATGCGCCTGATCTCCTCGAGCTGCTTACGCAGGTTCGCCAGATGATCGCGCTGCGTCGCGCTCAGGTTGTCCTCTTTCTCGAGCACAGCGATCTGGCGCACGAGGTTTTCCTCCCGCACCTGGATCAGGTAGTCCACCTGGGCGCCGGCAACCTGCACGACTCCACGCTCTGCAAAGGTGCTGTGCAAGTACCCGTGCGCGCCCCAGCCTCCTGCGGCCACGCTGGAGAGCGTCAGGAACCCTGCGATGTATGCGTTCATGGCTCTGCCTTCCGCAGCAGCCCGTTCAAATAGGCTTCGATGCGGATGATTCGCTCGGTAAGATCCTTCAGCTTCGCCTCCATGATCTTCCCGCTAATGTAGGCGGTGACAACGGCCGTGCACACTGCCGTAATACTGGCGACAACTAGTGCTTGAACGATAACGTCGCTATTCATCAGAGCACCTGTCGAACCTTTGCTCACTTGTTCATAGCCGCATCACACTATGTAATCGATGCTGATGTTCAGCGTGTCGCCATCCGCCCAAGTGATTGGGACAGTCGGCGAAAAAGCTGTAGCTCCGGTGTTCTGGTAGCACTGCACCGCATCGGCATCAATAGCAGTTACAAGAAGACAGGCTCCGGCGACATACGCAGGCCCAGAATCATCACGTCCCTGCACTTGTCCCACAAAGTTTCTTGCTGTCACTGTCGTGGCGATTGGCAAAGAGAAGCTATATTCGCCACTTCCAAAAGTGGTTGACGACCCCATGGCGATAGAGATCGTCGCGTGAATGACATCGCCATTTCTGGTGTAGTGTCCCGTGATGGTCCCATTCCCGATAGCCGGATTTGTTGATGCACCCGTCCATACTGGCGTGTAGTTCTCGCTCTTGTGCGTAATGAGATTGGTTCCTAACCCCGAGTTGTCCGTAACCGAGAGGTTGAAAGAACAAGGCCCAATGACGTTATCGCCAGATCCAGCGGCGATTGTGATCGCGGGCGAGATCGCGCCGCCGACTATCGTGTTATTGAATCCATCTACAGTGAGCGTTGCTTGATTTAGCAGTCTGGAATTAGCTATGTACACTGCTCGTGAATCTGCAGTGTAAGCAACATCTCCAATCGTCGAATTGACGATATAGACGTTATTGCATCCGCCAAAATCGAAGGAACAATTACCCTGAGTCTCGACGTGAATGAATTTTCGAGGAGTCGCAGCAAGCTGCTGAGTTGCAGAAATCGTTACCGCGTAATTCCCGGTGCCAGTTCCGGAATTAGTGCGACTCAATTCAAGATCGAAGCCAGAGAACTGAGAGCCGGCATCTTTGTCATCGAAGGCAATACAAGCCCCGGCCGTATCGTTGATCTTGCAACTGTGAATTCTCTGCTTGCTTGCGGCAGTGGAAAGAACAACGCCCTTACCTGTGAATGTGGCGCCGTCACCCTCAAGTGTCAGGCCCTCAATAAATGACCCCGCAGCGGACAGATCAATCATGTCGCCGTTGAAGGTCTTGGTAATGATCGTGTTCGTCTTGTTGAACCCGACCAAACCTTTATTCGCTGGAATGGTTACTTTCGAGCCGAATGTATAGCTGCCGTAGGGCGGGAGGAGCGCTACAGAGAACTCGGCCAGGGCCGCGGCGACAGCCGAGGATATGTTTACGCTCGTACCGGCCCTGATCGCCGCCCGGTTTGCGTCCGAGAGGTAGTCTGTTACATACGCGAACCATCGCCCACGGCTTCGCAGGTTCTCCGGATCAACACTAGCGGATTGGAGAAAGCCTACTAGTGTAGAGCCGTCGGAAGCGGCATGGTCGTCTACGAGTTCTTCTATCGCAGCCTGTATATTCGTGGCCGCGATATGGCCGTATGGCGTAAACGCTTGAAGCGTCCCGGAAACATTCCCAGCGCGAATGCCATCGACCGTCCAGATCGTCACGTCTGCCGCGGTCTTGAGGATGAAGCGATAGGTGGAGGCGTCGTCAAGCCATATATCAGCCTCGCCGCGTGCGTCGAGAACTACCGGGTTGGCATTAGCCGTGCCGCCGCCAGAATCCGTATATGTGGCAAGCGGAGTGGCCGTGCCGGTCGTGTAGGTGTAGACCAGCCCGCCCACGAGCGGATCGCCGTTTACATCGAACTCCCTGATCTTGTAGCGCCCAGTGGTTGCGGCCATTTTCGGCTACTCCTTCGTGTTGGTCATGGCGCTGGCTGCACCAGTTGCGCCGCCGATGGCTCCCAGGCGACCAAGGATCGCGGCCACTTCAGATTTCTCCTGTGCTGACAGTCCCTCTAGCGCCTTCGCAAGCTCTCTCGGGTTCAAGTAGCGCTGCGTGGCCGCCGCGTCTAGGCGCGGCTCCACACCGCTGCCGACCCGCTTCATGATCGCGTTTGCAATCATCATCGGGCGCGAGAGCATCTGCGGCAGATGCAGGCGCGACTCCTCGACCACATTCACGCCGCCTCCGAGATTCGTGCGCTGTGCGGGCTTGGCTGCTGCTTTAACGGCTTCTTTTGCCAACTCCATGCTTTTCGAGCGCGTGGCGAACTCGCGCATGTAGTCCTTCCAGCCAGTGCCGCCGGCCGCCTCGATCGCGTCGTCGATCGACTTCTGCACGCTGCGCTCTAGGCCGGATACGAGCCTCTTATCCCAATTCGCGGTTTCCTTGGAATACGTCTTGATCGTGTTGCCGATTTCCATGCGAATCGTGTATAGGTCTTCGGCCTTGATGACGCCGGCATCGTCGGTGAACTCAGCGATCTTTGCCTTCACCGCATTCAGCGTTTTTCCGACCACATCGGACGCGCGAATGCCGGGCTTGCCGAGCGTTTTGTCGATACCGGCAGTCACGGAGCCTGACTTGACGCCGCCGGCATTCGCCGCTGTAACGGCGGCCTCGCGCATAGGTGCGGTGGCGATCCCACGGGCCTCCTCAGCAGCCTTCAGGGCGGCTCTCTGGTCGAGTATTCGCTGGCCGAACTCCGCTGACGGCCCGCCTGACGTTTCAGCGGTGATCTTCTGGTGAGCGATCAGTGGCGAGCCGGCTGGCACCTTGCCGACGGCTTCAGAAACGGTGGGCTGGTAGCCTGGGACGGGCTCACGAGAGCGATTAAGAGCGTCTATTACCTCCTGGCGCCCTTTCGGCCCGATGATCCTGCCCTGATAGCGCGTCAGGATGCGGCCAGCGCCACTCTTGGTGAACAGGTCTGCCAAGTTGCGGACCCCGCCAGCGACGCCACGGCCGAGTTCTATTCCCCCAGGGATAAGGCCCCCCAGGACCGCGCCTGTGCCTGTCTGAGCGCCTTTGGTAGCCCAGTAGTCATCTCCACCCACAACAGGCGTAGCGGCCCCTGCAGCGCCTCCTATGCCCACTCCCTGAGCGATCCTGCCAAGCGCGGACTTGGCGATAGGAATGCCCCTGGTCGCCGCACCGCCCAGCGCGGTGGCGCCGAGTATCCCGGCGACATCCATCCCGGCATCCTTCGGATCAGCGCTCGCTCCCTCGGCCTGAATTCTAGCGATCTGCCGGTCGATGTTTGCGACCGCCGCCTCGTATCCTGGCAGCGCCGCCATGTTCTCCCTGGCCTTCTGCAAGCGGATAAGGTCAGCGGCCGGCGTGGCACCTCGGCGCTTCATCTCGTCCAGGCGCTTCAGGTTCTCGGTGATACCGCTGAAACCAAGCCCCTCGGCGCCGAGCTGGGCGACACCCATCGGCAAGGACGCTGCGCCGAGCGCGAACCTGACGGCGGGGGAGCCAGCGATCAGCTCTGCCTCGTCTGGCTGGTTATGCTGCGGGGCTGGTGCTTCTGCAGGAGCCTCGCTTGCTCTCCTGCGCCTTGCCCGCGCGATGGCAATCGCCCGCTGCTGTTCAATCGTCAGCGCCACAGCGCCTTTTCCTCAGGGGTCATTACGGCCCAGTCCGCGGGATCGACGCCTTCCGGGGCGCTGCCGGGGACGTTAGGCGCTCCTCCACCTTGCGGCTGTCCAAACTGGTCTTGATTCAGGTGCTCGTACTTCTGCCACAGACTCTTTACGACCTCGAGCGCCTGCAGCCTGCGATCTCTCGGCACCGTGTCGTTGCCGATCTCTGCCGCCATTTCCCGGTAAAGCTGCACGTCGCGGTCAGACTGCGGCCCTTCCATGCGAGGCATCTTTGCGACCAAAGCGCCTCCCAAGGCTTTCAACGACTGCGCTTCCTTGGAGCCCTCGGGGCTCAAACCGACGAGTCCGGCTGCGGAGTCATAGATAGACCCGACGGTGCTGCCAGTAGGCTTCGGGCGCGGTCGCCCGGTTGCAGGGTCCTTGCCTTGGAGAATGTCCTCGGCCTGCTTGAGAGCGGCGCCGATGCCGCTCATATTGAACGTGCGCTTCGCCTCAGCCGTTCCGGTAGTTTTGGCTCCTGCTAAATTCCTCTGTAGCGGCGGTGAGTCTGTAGACCTGATTACAGGTTTCCCGCCGATCGTTACCGGCGACACTTCCCCAGTGCGCGCGTTACCGGCTACGTAGCCTTCGGGCGTCGGTAGGAAGGTGAAGAACTGCGACCTTTCGGCGTTCGGCCGCTCGGCTCGAATTTTTGCGATTTCTAGTTGAATACCCTCAATCGCCCTGTTATGGCGAGCCGTTTCCGCAGCGCGCGCTTCGTCCGTTTTGGCCTGCGACATACGGAACTCGTGCATCATTTCCGCGTTAGCGATGCGCTGGTCTATCTGGTTTTGCACAGCACGATCGCGCGCTTCGATAGCGGCCTTGCGATCCATTGAAGCCTGATGCGTGGTGAGCACCTTGTCTGGCGATCCGAACTTAGCCGCCAGTTGCACCAGCGCTTCCTGCGTAGGCGCTTCCCCAAGGCCCTCCACACCCGTACGGAACGCCTCTTCCTGCTGCTGCGCCCGCAGCGCCTTCTCGCGGTTAAGTTTCGCGAGAGCGCTCTGGTCGAACATATGCTGGAGCTGCGCGACCTGCGAGGCTTGCTCGAGCGGCCCCTGCAGTTGCGGCAGCCTGAACTGGAGCGGGATGTTAGGGTTGATTGGCATGGCCTAGAACCACATGCCGCTGTCTGTGGTCGGCACGCCGCTGATTCCGCCCCTGTTCGCGAGGAGATCCAGCAGGCGGCTCTGGTTGTAGAAGTTCATCCCCTGCCCGACCCCGCCAGTGATCGCGTTGGCGCCACCGATGTAGCCTGACGCTCTAGCATTGGCCGCCTGGGTCATTGCGTCTCCAGCACCGCGCGCTCCCGCCATCGTGTTTGCGCCGGCCTGAGTCGCGAAGTTCTGCCCCGCCTGCCCTACCTGCTGAGCGGCGGTCTGCCCGACTCCAGCCAGCGACGCGAGGCGGTTGAACTGGTTCGTCGTGTCCTGGTTGTAGCGGTTATAGGCGTTCGAGAACTCGTCGGAAGCGAGCCCTTGGCCGTAGCGCGTAAGAGCTTTCAGCGTGCCTCCTGAGTCCCAGAGCCCTCGCGCGGCCCCTGCTCGATTGATGGCCTTTTCTCCCTCGGCCAGCCGAAATGCGTACCCAGGATCAGCCTGAAAATCCTGCATCGAGAATGGCCTGGTAAGGTCAGGCATTCGCCCGGCGAGTGTCGCTAGGGTGTTCGCTCCCGTCGCGCGCCATGGCTCCATATCGGCGCGCGTCTGGTCGAACATCCGCTCCTGCAGAGCATTCGCCTCTCGTGCGGCCTGCAATTGCATACCTGCGGAGTCAGTGGCTGCAGCGGCCTGCGTGCCGGCTGCCTTGTTCGCCGAGCGAGCCCCAAGAAGAGAGCTTCCGCCGATTGCTATTGCGGTTGCCGAAATCGGATCAGGCATCGCCAAACTCCTTCTTGTAGTCCTCTAGGCGCTCGCCGTAGAGCGCCATCACATGCGGCGCCAATCCAGCCGCCTTCACGGAACCGTGAACAAGCAGTACGCACTGCAGCACTACGTCGTAGAACCCTGCGCGCCAAACGAATGACTTTTCGTACTGGTCAGCGAGTTTGTTGCGCTCCACTTCTTCAGCAGCACGCCATTTCAGGTAAGCATTCGCCATCACAGGGAGCAGTACAGACTCGTTCGCTCTGAAAAATGGGTTCGACGGCATTCCGACTAGCGCGGTCCAAATCAGCTTGTACTGATCCACCAGGCTAGTAGCTGCGCCGTCTACTAGATCGTCTAGCCCTTGGATAGATGCCCAGAGATCTAGGAGCCAGTCCACGGCCGCAGGCGGCAGCGCTAGCGACCCCGAAAGATTTGCGCGAAGTGATTCTTCGTGCGTCAAGTGATCTCCCTGCCGCTGATTCGAATCGTGAGCGAGGTCGCGGCGGATGCGAGTCCTTCGATGGTGTCGCCGGATTCAAGGATCTGCCCTACCATCTCCGGGCAGTTGTACGTCTCTCCCGCGGCAATGGAGCGAGCCGAGATTACCCGCTCAGTCACGCCCGCCGTGTCTCCTGAATCGACAATATCTATCGTCAGCGTGACAGCGCCCACGGTCGTATTGCAGACCGTGCATTTGTCTACGATCGCCTTGACGTTCGTCGCGGTGTAGTAGATGGCGTTCGAGGCAGTGAGTTGCTGCGATGCTGCGAACTTTTTTACGTTGACAGCCATTTCATGTCCTTAGTGTTCGTGACGCGGCGCGTAGATCGCCGTGGGGTCAGATTGCAGGTCGCTTTCGAAACGCTCGCGCAGATGCGCAAGGGACGCCTCCATGCTCAGCAGTCGTTCCGCCACGTCGATCGTGGGCTGTGGGAGATTCGCAATGGACGCTTCCATACTGCGCAGGCGCTCTGCCACGTCGAGCACTGGCGTTGAAGTCTGCATTGCAAGAGACGGCTCTAAGCTCAGGCTCCCAGATACATTGATGTCTGGCGGAGCGACCAAAAGATCGGCAAGGCTGAAGTCGCCAAGCCCACCAACACGGTTGAAAAGGTCCGTCAGGAAGCGATACCACTCCCTCGAGATCAGCCCATTGCGCGAGTCAATGAACGGGACGCGAGGCGGCAAGATTTGAAACGTAGCCATCAGGCTCCCCCCTTCGAGACGCGCAGATTCGCGCCGACGATGACTCTCTTTACCGGGTCAGAGATGGTCGCTTCATAGATACGGTCCCGTGACTTCCCGAGGCGGTTCCACAGCGCGCGGCGGCTGTACTCACCGATTTTCCCCATGCCCCGATAGTGGTAGTTGCTCCACGTATGCCCACCGTCGTCCGACCAGCGCAGCATGATCTGCGGGTCCGAGCCCTGGCCAGTAATCAGCCCGACGCCAGCCTCGATGTCGATTTGCAGGCGGTGGTGAAACAAGTTCGCGAGGTCGTCTTTATCCGAGGCGTGCCTGCACGCCCTCAGAGCGAGCAGCGGATCTCCGTTATCGCTGTAGGTATCAAGGTCCAGCTCGTACAGCATGCCGTTGTCGTAATCCCCGACGATGTGCTGGCGGTCGAAGTAGACATGGCAGTTGGAGCGATGACGGCCGAGATCGCCGCTACCAGTGTTCCGGTAGGCCCTCTCGTGCCAGAGATTCGTCGCAGCATCGAAGACCCACGTTGCATTCGCGGTAGGAAAGATGAGCACGTAGAAGCTGTGCCCCTCGTCCTGGTAGGTGTAGGCGATAGCGTCGCTGATCGTGGCGTAGCCGCGAATAGCGAATTCCACCGCATGCGTGGACACTCGCTGTGGGGTGTATCCGTTCGCGCGCCATACAACGCCCGCGCCCTTGTCGTCGGCCCCGAGCCAGAAGATAGAGTTGTCCATCTTCGCTACGGCATGAGCCGCAGCACAACCATGCTCGATAAATGCGCCCTGCAGACGCTCCATCGGGAAATCGCTCGCGCCGGAGTTAAACCAGACCTCCGCGGTCCTAGAACCAAAAAGCCAAAGCTCGCGATGATCTACGATCAGGGACACTATGTTGTCCGGATCGCCCTCCGCAGAAGCGAAATCGAGCGCATCCCACGACGAGCCTTCGTTCAGGTCGGAGATATAGAATTTCTGGGTATCGAGGTCATTGACGATGAAATAGCCGTCAAGGAATCCAACGCGCGTAGGGGCCGCAGGGAAGTCCGTATCGGTGATCATAGTGAACACATCCGTCGAGACCGTCAGGATGTAGCCGCTCACCCCGTCCACTATCATCAACTGCGTGGTGTTCGCGGCGAGCGACACCTGGCCTGTGTACGTAGCTAGCGTTCCAAGCGTCGTCTCGGTGAAAGCCGTGTCGAACTTCGATAGCTTGTTCCCGCTCACCACGTACAGGAATGATCCAATGACGTACAGACCGCGCACTTCGGCTGCTGCCGTTGCCGTCGCCACCAACCGAAGCCCCGGCGTGCCGTATAGCGCCATGACTTGCTTACCGCTCTGGTCGATCTCCGGGTACAGGTTCACTAGCCGCTGTGCGTCGAAATTCACGCTGCGGACGGTATAGGCTGGACCGACGAATGGGAAGTTCATGGCATATCCGGCCAATGGCGATTGCCCTTGCTTGAATTGGCGAACGCCGGGATTACTTGCAGATTGGTTTCAATGTGCAACCCGCAGACCAACTGGTGACGCAACGGGACAATATGATCTACTTCCCACCCGTAACCCATTAGACGAGAACGCAAACGTGCGAGGCGATACGCCTCTGAGATAAAGAACGAGTTTGCCCACGTAGGCGTCGCACCACGCTTTGCCGCTCTGCGCTTGGCGCTACTTTGCGCGACGATGGCGGAGAACCTATCTGGATGTTTGGTCCTGTACTTAAGCAGGGATGCGCGTCTTCTCTTCATATTTGCTCTTTGCCACTCTCGCTTCCGCGCAGCGACAAGCTCTGGATTCTCGGCCGCGAAACGCTGCCCCCACTCCTTCGTGCATTGTTTGCATTGAGAGGCGCGGCGGTCCTTGGCTTTGTGGTTGCTGAAGAACTCACTAAGGCTTTTCCGCACTTTGCACTTGGAGCAGTTCTTCATCAGTAGTCCGTTTCTTCACGATCCGAGCGGTAGTAGTCCTCGACCGCTACAGGCTCGTAGTCCTTGCGCTCCGCAGATAGCTTGCGGATGTTCCGCTCGGCTACGACGGATTCGACGGCGAATCGCTTGATCTTGTCCTCCGGTAGCCCGAAGTGATCCGCTAGGTCGTAGGCGACGAGATCCCGCATCCAGCGCATCATTGATACTTCGATGTCTGGTGCCGTGCTCGCTGCGGTGTCGTCTGCGAATTTCTGGTACGTGAGGTGCGCGGTCGTGCCCGTAATAGGGATGGGGTGGAACCAGAACTCGGCGCTTCCCTTCCACAGCGCCCTCGTCGGGAGGCCGGTGTCCTCCTTGTCCGAGATCTTTGCGTACTCGAGCGCGCCGACGATGTCCACCTTCTTGTCGTGATCGCCGTCGCGGATCGTCAGCGCGATAGGGAACAGGATGTCTACAGAAGCGCTCGCCGAATTCACGTTCGCCGTAACCGTGAACTCAAGTGGCACCTCATCCACCTTGAGCCAGAAGATCCCGAGGCGGTGAATCTCCTTCAGGCGCAGGTCTAGGGCCTCGTAGACGAGCACGGCGTCCTCAGCCGATGCCGTCTCGCCAGCCTCTAGCACGCCGAGCTTCCCGAGGATCATGTCCCTCATCTGCTCGCGCGTACGGGTGAACGAGATGCTCAATTCGGCACCTTGCGCGGCAGCCTGAGCGTCTTACCCTTGTGGGCTACAGGCTCCACGTACTCCTTGAAATCCGGACGCCTTGCGATGGCGAGCAGCGTCCCTTTATCGAGGATCGTGGTCGGCTGGCCCCACTTGAACACGTAGCCGCGAAACTCGGTGTATTGCCCTCCTACGTAGACATATTTCATGCCGCTTCCCTCTGCTTTTCGCTGTCTAGAAGATCGTTGAGATCCAGCCCGACGCGCTCTACAACCGGCCTCCAGGCGTCGCCGTCTCCGGCCGGCTGGCGATACAAGCGCACGGACCTGTACCAGCGCATCGGACCCTCTACACCGTAGCGCCACGCGGGCTTGTTCGGCACCATCACCCAGCACGGCACGCCAAGCGCCCCGGCGAGGTGAATCACCGATGTGCAGACCGAGATCACGAGATCGCACGACTTCACGAGCTGCGCCGTCTCGTAGTAGTCCTGCGCCTTCGCCGCCGGATGCGACCGGATCGAATACCCGCCAAGTCGGTTCGTCGTTTCGATGTCCGTCTCAGCGTCTTCGGTGTACTGCAGCGACACGAACTCGCAATCGTTGTTAAGGATCGACCCCCACCACGCGAGCGGCACGGAGCGCACGACTACCCGGCCGTGCTTCTGCCCACCGGTCCATGAAATGCCTACGCGAAACTTCTCTCCACGCGGCGCGCTGTCGGACTTCAGGTAAGGCGTTCCTGGAAACAATTCCTTCGACCTGCGGTAGAAACGCCCGAGAGACCCGATAGAAATCCGCGCATCCGGCTTCTCGGCGTCCAGCCAGTCGATAGCATTCGACTCGCGCGACCCGTAGCACTTCAGGCCGGGGAACGAGTACTCGAACAGAGACTTCAGCCGCGTGTGGCACTCGAGCACCACATCGTTCGTCTTCATCAGATCCGGCAGCATCGAGGCGAACATGATTTCGTCGCCCAAGCCCTGCTCGCCGAATACCCATACCTTCTTGCCTGGCGTGCCATCCCAGGCCGGCACCAGTGACGCCCCACGGTCGATACGCATGGGCGGGACGGACTTGAATCCCCAGTCGTGCTCCTCCCAAGCGCTCTCCCACTCGCCCTTCTCAAGCAGCCCGATGGCCTTGTTCCAGTGCGCCATGCCGTTCTGCGGGTCCAGCTTCAGGGCGCGATTGGAGTGCTTGATCGCCTCGTCCGGCATGCCGATGTTGACAAACAGAGCGGCATAGTTCGTCAGCGTGTCGGCGGACGGGTCGTGCTTGATCGCCTCGGCGAACACTTCGCGGCACTTCTTGTACTGCCCGGAATGCTTATAGGCGATGCCGAGATTGCACAGCACGTCGCCCTTCGGCTGCAGCTTGGCGGCGCGCTCGAGGAGAGAGATCGCAAGACCGAGTCTTTCGGTCTGCAGGTACAGCGTGCCCATCGTCGCGAGCAGGCCTGGGTTGTCGTGGTTCTGCGTGAGGAGCTGGTCGTAAAGCCGCTCCGCTTCGTCGTATCTTTTCTCGAGATGAAGCTGGCTCGCTTGCTCGAATAGTTCCATCAGATCGGGGCCGAGCCGAAGCCCGGCCCCTTTCCTTTCGGTTACACGATGTCCATCGAGAAGATCGCCGTGAGATGGAATCCCCCGGTGATGGTCCCGACCGACACGGTGGACACTGCGATGTCGATCGTGTCATCGGTCGAATACACGTACGGCACGTTGCTCGCGTGCAGCGTGATCGTGCGGACCACCGTAGACGCGCTCGCCATGGTGCCGTGCGCGATGTAGCGGTCCTCGTCCACGCCGTCGCCGACAGCGCAAAGCGCGTCGCCCGAGCCACCGGACACCGCGAGGTAAACGACCGAGGCGCCTTTCGGAACCTTGATCATCTGGATAACGTCTCCTGCCGAGAGCGAAAGTCCCGCCCCCACCGAGTACGTCGCCGATACCGCCACCAGACCGACGCTCAGACCCTTCGGCGTAACTCCTTCGTCCGAGGTTTTGGTTGATTGACGAGTAGCCATGTCATCCCCCTTTAGTCGGACGGCGCGGAAACGAACGCAGTCACGATCCCGTGATCCTTGGGAGTCGTGGTATCTGCGCCTGCGGCCGTGCCAAACCGAAGCTTTTCGATTCCGCGGATTTCCTGGACCCCGACCCCGTGAAGAAAGCCGTAGTCGTCGGTATCCGTGGTGCTCTTGGAACGCTGCGCCCATGGAATGCCAACCGCTTGCGCACCGCACAGGTAGACCGGCTCGATGCGAACGCCAGTGGAGCTAAGCGAGGCTTCGAGTTGGGCGATCTCAGGGATTTCCCGCAGGATCATCCCGTCCCACACCAGCGAGTCGCCGGTAAAGAGCGGGTTATCCACGCCTCTGATGCGCGCGTCGCGGTTAGCGAGCGTGAGCACGTTGGTCGTCGGGTTGTCCTCGGTAAGGTCGCGCCAGCCGTTCGGTCCGATAAAGACGACGTACCATTCCTGGTCCATGGTCTTCACCATCACCGGCTTAACCTTCGGGCTCGCCTTCTGCGCCATCCGCTTCATCAGCGAAAGGATGTTCGGCGTGAGGGTCTCGCCCGCGCTTACGGCAAAGGTGCCCGTAGCGAACGTTGCGTTGAAGTTGCCGGTGTTATCGCCAAACAGCACCCGATCCTCGTTGTTCGCGGTCCAGGTGTTGCGCTGGGCAACGGTCGAGGATGTAAACGCCACGCCGTCGATCTGACCGAGCGCGGTGAGGATGCCGTCGCGAAGCTTCTTCTGCGCCCACTCTCGAAGCTGCACGCGACCAGCGTTGCGAAGGTCAATCGCGGACTTCTGCTCGTCCCAGTCGTCCACCGCAACCGCGTGACGCAGAACGTCAACGGATACGGCGTGCGAGCGGGAGTTCAGCCGCTCCTCGTTGCCCTTCAGGGTTGAATTGCCGGTGACGCCGTTGCCGACTAGCTCGTTGACGAGCGCGAAGGTGACGGTATCGCCTTTTTTCTTGGTAAGGTCTTCCTTGAGCTGGATGATTGCTGCTTCATCCGTGCCCATGTACCTCCGAAAACGGGACGCGCGAACGTAATCGCGAAAGAACTTGTCGTCCCAAATCTGAGGAGTTAGACCTTCTACTGCAAAGGTCTGAGCCATTCTGGCCTCCGAAATGGTTACGGGACTGCGCGCTTCGTTCGCCCGATAAACCCGGCGGCGGAACTACGCGCCCGTACCTCGGCGGCAGGACTGCTAGACCTCTACTGCGGATGCTTGACGCCCGAAAACCCGGCGGCGGCTACTCCATAGTGTGCGGTTAATAGCACGAACGCACACCAATATCAATCATGGCTCCAGGATGTTCTCCAGCGGCGTCGGCCCGTTCCACTGCGCGCGCTGCTGCGTCGATGTGCCGCGCGATTCCGTCAGGCTCGGAGGCAGTGCCGCGCGCTCACGCTCGAGCGCCTCCTGCTTCGCCTTGAACTCGGCCTCCACCTTTGCGCGCACGGCAACCTCGGTCTCCTTGCGCACCTTCTCTGTTATGGCGTCGATGCTCCCGGCCTGCTCGAGCAGCACATGGTTCTTGCCGATCTTGTAAGCGAACTCGGCCGGGTCAGGCGACGCAAGCCACTGCGCGTGCAGCCCAGGGGTCTGGTCCAGGATCTTCGCGAAGATCTCGATGTTCTGGTCGAAGTCCTGATACTTGCTTCTAGCAAGTTGCTCTGCAGTGGAAAGGCGCACGTTCAGGAGTTCGCCGCGGATGTCTTCCCTGGCCTTGGCGATATGCCCTTCGGGATCGTCCCAGAATCCCTTTGGCTGCTCTCCAGGCTGCTGCTGTGGCTGGCGTAGCTTCGACAGCTCGGCCTCAAGCTCCTGGCGCTTATGGCGCTCATCTTGTGCGGCGCGCAAATATGCCCGCTCCTTCTCGGTCATCTCCGGCTGTGCCGGGGCGGTGGCGGGCGCTGCCTGGGGCGGTGGCGCAGCAGCCTCCTCCTTAGGAGGCGGCGGCGGTGCGGCCTGTTCCTCTTTCTTGACGAACTGACCGGTTTCAGGGTCGCGCGCGAGGCCCTTGCCCTCGGCCTGCGCCTCCGCCTCCTTCTGGCGCCACTGCTCCTTGCGTGTCGGCTCGCGCTGCGGCGGCGCCTGCTCTTTCGGCGCCTCTGCCTTCGGTGCCTCGGCCGGGGGCGGTGCCTCGGCAGCGGGCACTTCAGGCGAAGATGTTTCGTCATCAAGAATGCTATTCAGGCTGCTTGGCTCTGCCATGGCTGCTCTCCTTTACTGCTCGCCCGGTCCCCGGCGGCGGGAATCATTTTCTTGTACTTCCCCTGTACTGGATAAACGACCGGGCGAAGATCAGTACGCTCGGCAATTGCGACCATGTTCGCTTCCGTGCTCATATACCGAAACCTTCTGCAACTCGGCACGTCATCGATCTCTTTCCCGTCCCTGTCGCAGTTGCGCGCGATCATCTTGAGATCGAGCAATTTGAATCCTGGCTGCCCATAGAAGTCCACGTACCACGTCGGATTCATGTTGTAGAAGCCGTGATTGCCCCAGTTGAACGGGTTCTCGTGCAGGATCACGCCGCCCTTTGCAAGTAGGGATGCCATGTTTAGGGCTGCCTGCCCGATGTTGAAGCAGTGCTCGAGCGTGCCGATGTCGAGCACGAAATCGTAAGGCTGTCGGCCGAACGCCTCTACCGGGTAGTTGAGATCCACCACGATCTCGCCGCCGCGGTGCGCTACTACGTCGTAGACATCCAGGCTCGCCCCTTGCAGCTCGAAGAAGGAATGCGCGTCCGGTATGGCGTGCGTGACGCCGTGCCACTTCCCGATGGCCTCGGAATCCTCGCGATTCTTTATATTATAAATTTTCGCTCCAAGGATCGCCTCAAGTTCCTTGCGCGGGGCGATGATATCTGGGTATCCCATTGAAGCCACGCGCACTCCGTGGCGCATCCGCGTGCACAGTTCCTGCATAAGGATCGTGCTAAGCCCCATCTTCCACCTTCGCGCGCTTTATGAATTCGCGGTACAGACCGTGGTAGTCGTCATTCCTGCACAACTCGAATAACGTTTCGTCGAATTCGTATCCATGCTTCGACGTGTCTGGAATGGACGATGGCGGCTCAATTGGTACTTTCACGTATTTCATGCCGAGGCCCTCTCCTCCAATGAGAGTTTGTGACGATACCACTCCACCGTCTCGGCGAGCTTGTACGGCCACGGAATCGTGCACAGCGGCTTGGACGCCACAACGGTCGTGCCTTCCGGCTCGCCGATCCGCATCGGCTTGTAGACGATCCTGGACGTGGAGTGGCACGCCCTCACCACGTCCATCGCGGCATTCAGCACCGAGGTTGCCTTTCCGGTGCCGGCTTCCTTTACTTCGCCGTACGGCCCATCGATCGCGTCCACCAGCACGCGGGCGGTGTGCTCCAGGTACACCAGATCGATCTTCTGCATCCCGTCGCCATTTACCTCGATGTCCATTCCGGTCAGGGCGCGGGAGACGAACGACGGCACGATCTTTCGCACCGTGCTCCTGCCGTGCGGCGCGCACATTTTCTGCCCTGGGCCATAGACGTGATACGCACGCACGACGGAGATCCGCTGCCCAGTCCACTGCGCTCGTGACAGAGCGAGATCGGTGATGCACTTCTTCGTGATCGCGTACGGGTTCGGCTGCCCTTCGTGTCCGGTCGCAATCTGCACCATCGGGATGCCGTACTCGGCAGCGGCATTCATGACGTTGAGCGCGCCCATGATGTTCACTTCTGCAGCGGTACTCTCCGCGCCCACCGTCTCAGCCGTTCCGAGCACGCCCGCTAGGTTGATGATCGCGTTGTGGCTCTCGTTAATGGCATCGTTCACGTCCCACTTGTTTCGCACGTCTTGGCGCCCGTCGAACGTACATGGGGTCATGCCGCGCGAGCGCAGTTCAGCGCATACAGCCTGACCTATGAATCCGGCAGAGCCGGTAACGAGAACTTTCACGCTGCCTCCTTTTTCTTCGCGAATTTGTGCAGCATCCATTGCTTGCGCTTTCCTTTCATGTGCACGATGTACTTCTGCGATACGTCCTCGTCAATCCGATTCGGCGAGTAGTTGTACTCGTCGCACGTCAGCTCGAGCACCTTATATTTACCGGACTCCGCTACGACCTTTATCGCCACCTGATCGCCGAACCAGTGTTTCAACTTCTCGGATAGCGTGTTGCAGTGCGCGTACACGTCTTCCCAGAACTCCCTGCTACGCGAGAACATCACTCCGGAGTTGAACGGCATGTCCGGCACGATGTCCTTGCCGTCTACAAGAATCGGCCCGCGCCGTCGCGTAAGCGCCACATCGAACGGCTGATCGAAAACGCCGCTCGTATCTCGTTGCACCACGGCGTCTGTATCGATAAACATCGCGTCGCCTTCAGGGAAGTGCCTGAGGTGGTCCAGCCGGTAGTGCATGATCCACGGTGCCATGATCTCGCGGCGGATTACCGTGTCTACGCCTCGCACCTTCGGCGTACTCGGATCTGCCATGTGCACGATTTCAGCGTTAGGCATGGCCGCTTTGACGGAGCGCACCATGATCTCGGCGAGCGCTCGAGCCTCCGGTTGCCCCTGCAAATCCAAGTGCAGGAATCCGACTCTCATGCGGCGGCTGCAGCCATAAGGGTGAGCAGCATCACGTCGTCTTCCTCCGTTCTGACCGCTTTTCTGAGCAGCATGCCGATCTCGCGATCGACTTCAGCGAGAGACATGAGCGCGATGGGCATAACGAATTCGCGTTGCGCATCGGCCGTAACCTCTGCGGCGACTTCTCGAGCTTCTTCGACGCGGACTGCGACCGGAGCCTTTCTCTGCTTGCGCTGCCTGTAGTCGAGTCCTGTCGGCTTGAAGATACCGCCGCGGCCAGCGTTATCTCCCTTTCCTCCTATGTGTGGCGCCTCGACTTCTGGCGCCGTCGTCGTTGTTGCCGTTACCGTAGGCGCAAATGTCGTCAGGATTAGAGATGCTGTGCCTGGCGTCAGCGTCAGCCCAGCCCCACCTGTTACCGTGGGTTCGAACGTAGTAAGGGTCAGCGCGGCGGTGCCCGGCGTGACCGTCTTGTGGTCTGTAGTCGAGACAGTTGGCGCAAACGTCTCCAACGTGAGCGCCGCAGTACTCGGCGTTACTGTCTGGTTGTCGCTCGCCGTGACAGTCGGCGCGAATGTGGAAAGCGTTAACGCCGCAGTGCCCGGGGTGACTGTCTTGTGATCGCTCGCCGTTACGGTCGGGGCGAACGTGGCAGTGGTCAGCGCCTTCGTGTCTGGGGTTACTGTGACGTTGCCGGCACCAGCCGCCGGCCGCAGCGCGAGTGTCGTAGCGCACCACGAATAGCTCGTGCCGTCCCCCGCACCACCGGAGAACGTGAAAGCCGCAGCGTCGAATTCGCCGCTAGTCCAGTCGGTCTTATGCCCGACGCCGATGACAGCGTCGTTGCTATCGTTCGCGCTTTGCACCTGGAACGCGGTCAGGTCGCTCGATGAGTAAGAGCCGGCGCTACCGCGACTGTGCCCGCCAGCGCCCACGCACACTATGACCGCACCATCGGTCACTGGAGTAATCGCCGGAGGGTCAGCTTGGGCGGTGTCTGTGCCTGTTGCCTGAACTGCCGCGACATCCAGGGGCGTTGTCGGGTCAACTCCCCGGTACACACGCACCGCCATCGCGCCGGCGTCAGCAGCGTCTAAGGTCGGCCCGAAGGTGGTCGAGGCGTCCGGCGTCTCGCCCATGAACTTGTAGGCCACCCGCAGATTCGCGTCCCACGAATCGCTCGAGAACAGCTCGGCGCCGATCAACTCATAGTCGATCGTCCCGTCTGTGATCGCCAGAGTACCGCGATCCGTGTTCGACCCAGTACCGAACACCGCGATGACGAAATCGCCAGCGGCGACCGCAGTGCCAATGCCTCCTGTTAGCCCACTGTCGAGCGCGATGGTGCTATCGCCGGATGTCGCCCCGGCCTTACCAGCGGTGGCCCCGCCGACGAAACTGATTGCCATTAGCCGCCCACTTTATGCGAGCGTAAAAACACCGCTTGAATGAGCCGCAACAGTCAAGGTGTTGCCATCCGTCGCAGTCACATCAGCGGGGGTGGCATCCAGCAAGCAGTAGCACAGCACATCCCCGGCAACCTCGTAGATGACCGCAAATCTCGCAGTGATCGACCCTGTAGATGCCGTCCACACCGGATCGGTGCCGATGTCCACCGTAACCGTGGTGGTTCCTGCCAAAGTCATCGTCACCGCAATACCGCCGGTCGTGTAGCCGTTAGCGTTTGCATGCTCGTTCGTCACTCCAGCATAGGTCGTGCTCGCCGCACCGATGTTCGACGTGGATAGAAAGAGCGCGCACTTATACGTGTCCGAGTCGATGTCGAACGTACCGTTAAGCAGGCGGGTCCGCCCGCCACTGGTGAAAGTCCATGCTCCAGCAGCCATAATTTATGCTCCGCTAAGATCAGTTATCGCAGATATCACTCTCTCGACCTTCCCGCGCAAATCCTCTAGCGCGACGGTCGTCACGCGCAGCTCGACAGTCAATGCCTGAACTTCGGCCTCGAGCACGGCGTACTCGTCGCTAGCCGCAGCAAGTTCTGCAGAGAGCTCCTCGATCTGCGCCTTGAGCTGATCCACCTCGGAAATAGGATCTGGTTCCTCTGGTTCCTCGGGCGGAACTTCGGGATCTTCCGGCGGCTCTTCACTAGCATTCCACCAACCACGAGGCACGATTCCGTACTGGGGCGTTCCGTAGAAGGAGTCTCGGCTTTTCGAGCCGATCTGCGCGATCATGTTCCAGTTCGGTGCAGAGGTGATCCGCGCCCAAGCCTTATCAGCATCAGGGACTCCGATGTTCACAGCATATCCAAGGGCACCCATCGCCTCTCCCCATCTGTTCTTCGGAGCAGATGAGATGTGCGCGCGCCCAAATCGCTCTATGAGTGGCCCGTTCTCTGGGCAATCGGGTGTCGTCCCGTAACCAAGCCCATCCCAGTACGCTTGGCTATGCTCCCAGATTTCAGCCCAGGTTTTGTACGTCCAGTTGGCGGCGTGCATGTTCAGATTGTCTGTTTTGGAGAGCGTGATCGGTTCATGTAACCCAGGAACCAGACCAGTACCTTTGGGCTCCGTGAACACGAATTGGAGCGGATAATTCTTATAGCAAAACCCTGTTGCATCACCGCATCTGCCAACGATGAGGCGCGCATGCCTTATCGCGTGCTCCCGCAGCTTCACCATGTCTTCCGCGCCCACCGGCTGCACCTCGACGGCAAAGCAATGCGCCATCACGCGGTAATGCTGCATGAAGCTATCGAAGCTGATTGTGGGCCGCATCACCCAGTCGTTGCCGAGTTCCTCTGGCATTCCAGGCGAATGCTGCAAAGCGTGCAGGTACGAGATCACGTAGTTGAACCACGTGCGCATCTGATCCCGGAATTCGTCGTCGTCACCGTCAGGCGCAACCGCGAGATAAGCGGCAACCGTGCGTATCAGCCACGCCGCGCCTCGGTCCTGCACCGAAGCGGCAGAGATGGCCGAACGACTGGTCCCATCTCCACGGCTAGCCGGAACGAATAACCAGTTCGAGATGGCGTTGAACTGCATCGCCTCCAGATGCTTGTAATCTCCGGTGAAGATATAGGATGCGTAACCTATTTCCGGGTGGTGAGATTGCGTCCACCCACCGCCTGCGCCCGCACCCTTGACCTCCGAACCGCCGCCGTTTGGGCCGGCTGCATTCCAATTCGGATAGTTGTTAGGCCGCGGCACCTTCCATGTCTTCCGCGACCGCCAGAAAATCGGCCGGTGCTGCAGGTGCGAATCGCAAGCCTCCATCACGCGAAACGCCCTCGGATGTCCGAGGTTGCAGAGATATAACGCGCTCCAGTTTTTGATGACGGCGATCGAGTACTCGAACCCGGCCGTCCCCATCGCCGCAGGTACGCCGCCAGTGTGCAGGTAGTTGCGGCCCGGCTCCACAACGGCATAGGACTCTGGCATTCCTTTGTTATCCAGGACGGCATGCATCGCTGCTTCGTTCGTCGGCTCTCCGACGTGCCATTGATTCGGGAAGAGCTTCGTCTTGATTGCGTACGGCGTATCGTGCCGCGGGGTGATAATCGGATCGCCACCGATCCATCTCTCGGCTTGGGGTCTACCGCGCCCCTTGTGCACCATGCCTTCTGGGAAAACGGGATCGACGAAAGTGAACGCAACCGTGCCGTCTATCGTGATCCTCGGCGTGTAGATGTAACCGATGTTGTCGTCTTTGGCGGTGCCAGCGGCATTGTCTAGGAACCCGTTCTCCACGACAGCCCGCACAAACATCCGCCCGCTCTTGTACAGCCTGACGTGGAACCGCCCGTGCAGTTGCGGGTGCTCTCCGACCATCGCGGCGTAATGACACTCGATCATTTCTGGGCCGCTGATGAACGTCTTCACCGGATTCGCGAGGAGGCTTTGCAACTCCAGTGCAAAATCGCCTTCTTGCGTGCCGTTGTTCACGACATCCAGGCACTCGATCAGCGCCTGCGGATTCGCCGCCTGAATGTCCGCCGCGGTGAGATCCGGTCCCGTGCGCGCCTGCGTGCCATGGGAGAACACGACATCGACGGGAGCGCCAGCGAATTCCGTTTCACCGCAGACAGTGGCGTGCTTCACGCTGCCGTCGTTCCAGCGACAATTGATTTTCACCTGCGCGGAGGGGATGTTGACCTCAACGTCCACCACCTCGCCCTCGACGAAAGGCTGGCCGATCATGAACGGATGGCGCCCCGGAGGCGCGGCACTGGTGAGCGCCACCGAAACGATGGTGCCTTCCTGCGGTGGCACGGGCGGATCTTCGGGCTCCGGCTCTGGTTCAGGGACAGGCTTTGGATCTGGCTCAGGGGTCGGCTGCTCGCCGTCCTCCACGATATCCATGACATACAAATCCGCCTCGTACCGAGTAACGTAGACGAAACTCTTTCCCTCTGCGTCAAGCGGCGGAAACTTGTTGTAGCAGGTATGGCTCTCCGGGATGTCTTCCCCGCCCTCGGTCTGCGGCAGCGTGATCTCGACCTCGCTGTAGTCCTCGCTCGGCTTGAGCCGGTACACCTTGCCGCCAGCCCATTTATTGCGAAGCAGAAAGGCGTCAGCGAACGCGCTGTATTGCATGCAATGGCCCATGCCCTTGCGCAGAACGATCGAGTCATGCATGAATTCTTCTGCCGCGCTGCCGACCGCCGTCGTGAGGCCATTTTCCAGGTTCGGCAGTTGCAGCCAGAGGAGCACGCCGCTTTTGTTGCCGGCGTACAGCACACGGCCGCGCTTGGTGTCAACTGCCGCGGCGCCTGCTATTCCGCGCGGCCCGGCGTTGGGGAACTTCCTTACCACCGTCCACGGTTCCGGCGTGTCTCTCCCCTCTGCAGCGACGTTCCAGCGCACGACCGTCGAGTCGTTCCAGTAGTAGTAATGCTCTGTGCGCGGATCAACCCAGCAGATCCGGTCCGGCACAACTCTAATCGGGCAGTCCGCGTAGGTGCCCTCGGGCTCGTAGCGCCCCACGTTTGGATCGAACCCGACGATCACCGGGAAGTGGTAATTCCCGCCGCCGTGCACCGCGCACAGCCCCATCTGAAGGTGGCGGTCGAGCTTTTCGCTGTACCAACGGTAGTGATACGGATGCGGCACGCTCGGCTTGCCGTCCAGAAACCACGCCACATTGCTGACGACCATCTCTGGCGGCGATGGCTGCTCGACGATGGTCCAGGAAGATCCCTCTTTCAGGTCGCGGGTCAGGAACGCGTTGATCGCGCCGTCACCGTGTCCGCCAGCATCCCAGACGCACACGAGACCACGCTTCGTGTCGTACGTGATGCTTGCCCAGGCGTCTAGCATATTCCTGACCAGGCCGAGCGGCTGCCACCAATCCGGCGGCTGCAGCGTACTCAAGGACGAGTTTGGAATGCGGCGATACCGGAAAGTCTGTGTCATCGCGACCTCATCAATGCACCTTCGCCGTCGCGCCTCTGATGCCTGAGTCGTCGCGCGTTATGTTTCCAAGCTCGATGACCTTCGGCCGGCTGACCGCCTCGATCAGTTTCGCGTTGAATTCGTTCTGGCTATTAAGCAGCATCGCCATCGCCTGCAGGAACTCGTCGCGCGGCGCCATCGCTGAGGACGGCCTGTTCGTTCTCAGATCACCAATGATCTGCTGGATGGATGACGAGAATTCTTCGTGAATGCCGCGCATCGCCTCCGGGCTCGGGCCTGATTTCTCTCCATCGCCTCCCTGGGCCGCCGGCTTTTGCAGAACGCCCTGCATCTTCGTCTCGTGCTGTGTGATCATGTTCTTGATCTTGCCGATCGCCACGGTAACGTCTGCCTTCGCTGCGTCGATCTGCAACTCTGCAGCAGCTACCTCGCGCTTGATCTCGATCTCCGCGTTCACGCGCTCGCGCTCCAGTTGCATCTCGCCCTCCTGCTTTTCCTGCTGCATCTGCAGATCGGCAGCCACCTCCTGCTGCTTGACCTGAAGCTTCGCCGCCTCGACCTGCTGATCCGCCTTGAGCGCCTGGTTCTCCTCGGTAAGCTTCGCTGCCTGCTCCTGCAGATCCTGCATTTGCTTCTGCATCTGCGGCGGGATCTGCGGCTGCTCGCGCATCATCTTCAGGATCTTGTCCTTGTTCGATAGCGGGGAGGCCTCGATCACGGCTTCCGGAGGCATCTGGAATCCAGACTTCACCATCTCGCCAAGCACCTGGAAATCCTCGATCTGCGCGGTGAGCACATCCGGCACCTCGCTTACGATGATGTCCACGTCGAGATGCGCTATGTCGTTCTCGGTGGAAACAACCTGTTGCATCGAAGGGTCATTCGCGATTTGCGCCTGCATCGCCTGCAACTGCTCAGGAGGCATTCCGCCTTCCTGGGCTTGCCGAAGCATTTCCTCTCCCGCTGTCACTGGATGGTTCAGCCCGACCCAGCGCAGGCTGTGCTCGTCATCGGTGACGCGAATCCACATCTCTTCTTTCCAGTACTGCTTGATGCGGTTATAGGTTTTTCGGAACACGCGGTACTGGAAATGCTTCAGCCGATCGAATAGCGGCCCGATCTCCGTGACTCCGGCCGCCTGGCGCTCGCGCAGCGCGACGCCCGACTGCACGTTCTTGTCCTTGCCCTGCGTCGCCGCATTCGCCCCCACGGCGTCGATCTCTAGCTTCGCTTCGGTCAGCAGGTTGAACTGCGCCGCCGCCATGTCGCCCGTCTTCAGGACCTCGAACTCCATGCCAGGCGTCGTCTCGAGCACGCCGTCAGGCTTAGCAAGCTCCTGGCGGGCCTTGTTGATGTCTTCGACCGCCCCGCGCTCCCAGCGCACCTGACGCACGCTCATCAGATGCAGCGCCTTGGAGCGGCGCTTGTTTATCTCGTCCTGGATGTCTAGGAGTTGCTTCGTCGCTCCGTAGCGGTTGCCCTCGCGGTCCACGAACGCGGACGTGAATTCATAGGGCCATTCGTGCTCGCCCTCTTCGTTTCGATACGGGCATGGCATCGGGTCCTGGAGATACCCGCCGCGCGTAAAACAGGCGTAGTACATCGTGGAGCCCTTCCAGTAGTACAGTTCTACCTTCTTCACGCGGCGGCGTTTCGTGTCCACCCAGCGCGGCTTGTCGTCGTAGGTCGTGCCGGACTCGAACATCGACTCGAAGAGATTCTCCTTCCCCGGATGCTCGACGATCGCCTGCTCGTAGTCCGACCACACGACCTGCCCGAGATAGCGCGCGTCGGTGAAATACTTGTTTCGCGAGTACGGGTCCCACACCAGCCGGTCCCAAGGTACATACCGGATCAGAATCTTGAATCCCTTGTCTTTAGGCTTCGCGACGATCTCGCAGCCACCGGTGCCCTCGATAAGCACGTTCTCCCACACGTCGGATCGCACCTGGTCGAAGGCGTTCTCCTGCAGGGCGAAGCGAATCGCCTCGCTCGCGGCTTCCGCTGCTTTCTCGTGCTTTGGCGTTCTCGGGAATGCCTTGGCGGTCGTCTTCGCCGCCTTCTCCATTCCCATCAGCGTGTCCATCTTCGGCTTGATCCGGTTGATCACTACCGGCGCCTGCTTACGCTTCTTCAGCGTCGCGATCTCTTGCGCGCTTAACTGGATCGAATCGTAGTAGTCGCGGCACTTCTCGGACAATTCGCGCGCGCCCTGGCACAGCTCCTCTGACTCGTTCACCCAGTCGATGAGCGTGCCGAGCATGTCGTCGGCTTTTTGCTCGCGGGGCGTTCCTACATCGACATGCTGCTTCGTTTTCTTAGCGCGTGCCATCTATGCAGTCTTCCAATTGTCCGCCTCGTCCTGCTGCTCGCTATCGAACTTCCTCATCCACCGATCCGGTTTTTCCTGCTTCTTGTGCGGAGCCTGCATCCACGGGCGCGAGTTGCACATGTACATCACTTCGTCCGATACGTGATCTTCCTGGTTCGTCTCTACCTGCTCGGCCTTCAAGCCGTATTTCGTCTCGTCGAGCACGAGATCCGGCATCGTTCGCCAGAATCCGTCGTGGCATGTCTTGAATGCGTAGAGCATCGGGCCGTCCTCGTCGCCCGCGATGCGCCCGCGCACTTCGACGTAGCCCACGTGCCGCGAATTCGGTCCCTTCACGGCCTTTCGCATCACGACTCCGTTACGCAGAAACGTCTCTGCAATCGAAGGCCCGCCGTCGATCGCCCACATCGAAGAATCAGCCACTGTGTAGCCGTAGCTCTCGTTGATCGAGCGCTTCACGATGCCGATCGCGACTTCGGAAGCCTCCATGCGGAGCCCTTCGTCGGCTTTTCCGTTCCAGCCGTACCACTCGGCGTATCTCACCAGCGCGCCGCGGCGAAGTTTCTTTGCGCCGGCTACGTCATCGCCCTCGACAAGGCCGCGAAGCGGATGCACGTAGCAGTCATCGCTCACCACCGCCCACCAGCCGACCGAGAACGGCTTGCTCGAGCCCCAGTCCATCGCGCGGTACCTCGCCCAGTGCGGCGGTATGTCGAAGGGTTCCAGGCCGTGCACGTCGCGGCGCAGCTTCTCGTATGCCTGACCGGCCACCAGATCCCAGTCGCCGTCGAGCATGGCGCGAACCAGGTTATCCGCCCCCAGGCCGCGTAGCCGGTCGGCGTAGCTCGGATCGTCTTTCGTCAGGTGCGGGTTATCGGCAAGCTTCGCGGGGATGAACTGGCGGACCATGCCGCCCTCGTCAGAATCGGTGCGCCAGACTTCGAGCGCAGGCTTCGGCGCGATGAACGTGCGTTTTACCCAGGCGTGCCCGATCGAGCCGGGGTTCGATCCGCACTCGACCCGCGGCAGGCGCTCCTTGTATTGCTCGGGCACCGGCAGGCCGGCGATGCGAACGCGAGAGCGCAGGAACCTGTACTGGTACTCGGTGAAATGCGTCAGTTCGTCCATCAGCAGAACGTGGATTTCCGCGCCGCGGTATTTCTCCACGTCGTTTTCGCTGTCGCAGTAGCAAAGGTGCAGCACCGAGCCGTTCCAGAACTCGAACTCGTTCTCGACCGCCCGGTATTTCACGTGCTCGGTGTCAAGGTGCTCGCCGAGCATGAACTGGAAGCTCGTAGGCCCGCGCAGGTGGTTATCGCGAAGGTCGGGCAGCGTTCGCCGGAAGAGATATACCTGCACCCCCGGCACTTCCAGGCACCAGCGGATCGCGGAGACGCGAAGGAAATACGACTTCCCCCCGCCCGCGGCGCCGCCGTAGAGGACCTCCGTCGCCCCGGTATGCCACGCGATGCTCTGCTTGGGCTCGAGGCGCACTTCCATCAGGCGCTCTCCGCATCCGGCAGCGCGTGTATTTCCTTCTCGCGCGGCTGGACCTGCTGCACGACAGCGAAGACGTTAAACACCGGCGGGCCGCCGCTATGCTTATGCTCGATCTTCGGCGAGTAGCGCTCAGGGTTCAGGAGCGCCGCAACGCGCAGGTAACGATCGGTGCGCATTTTCACGAGCGCGGCGGTCTCCGGCGTTGCCGTATCGACCATCTGCTGCACCGCGTGAACCAGCGACATCCCGAGGGCTTTCCTTGCCGCGTCGTATTTCTCCGGGTAGGTCTCGGTGAACCACTCGATGAACTTTCCCTTCGGGACCTGCCAGGCTTTCGCGATCTCGCGAAGATCGTCGCCTTCTGCAACGCGCATCGCGATCTCGCTCGGCGCGTGCGGGTCGTCCATCAGATCGCGCAGCCGCGCCATCGGGCCTACGTCGTAGGCGGGGAGTTGCGCTTTAGAGGCCATCTAATCCCCGCGGCGCGACCACCCTACGGGACTTCCATTTGCGGGTGCTCTTGTATGCGACGTGCTTCCAGCGCTTTCCGCTTACGACTTCTGATACATACGAGCATGTGATTCCGAATTTACGGGCTATATCTTCTAAAAGCTCACCGTCATCGAAAACGCGTCTGATCTCAACAACCGACGCCTCGTTGAGCTTAGCCCTTGGGTGTGCTTCTCCTTGGTTGTTTGGACTGCGCCCCTTCTGAACCATGTCCCGCATGTTGTCGGCTTGGGATCCGATGAATAAATGCGCAGGATTTACGCATCTTCGGTTGTCGCAGTGATGACAAACAAGCGATCCACTTGGGATATGACCGTGATGCATCGCATACGAATAACGATGCGCTAAAAACATCTTCCCGCCACGCTTGAGTCGCCCATACCCGTCATGCGTTCCGCCGAGCCATAACCAGCATTCCCCAGAACGATCTACTGACGCCCAGAATCTCTGTTCTACCGTCATCGCTCGCTCGCTTCGGTTAGCTGGTAATCAAGCCCCCGCATGGCTCTATTCGCTACGGCGCGCCATTCGTCCGCATGCGGTGCATCTCGGTACCTCAAAAACCCTGGTTGACCGCAAGTCCAATGAAGCAATTTCGCAGCGCTATTCGCGCCGAACTCATCGCACAGCCAATTCCACTCCACAGGCAGCTCCCCTATCCGGTCGTCCGGCAGCCACGCGAAGCGGTGCAGGTAGTCGCCACTTTTATCTCCCACGAACGCCGGCGTCAGGAGGCGATTAGCGTAGTGCGCGTTGTTGAAAATCATGAGCGACGACCAATTTTTACGCGGCATGTCGCGGTTCTCGGATTCCATTTCCGTGCCCACCATCTTTCGCGGGTGCTTGGTCGTGTATTCGTGCTTTACGATTTGGAGGGCTTTCCATGGATCTCGCAGTTCCCACAACTCAGCCAAGTCAGCCAGCGAGAGCATGTCGCTACCATCTGCGAAAATCGACATGCCGGTGAAATTGGAGAGATACGGAACCAAGAACCTTGAGTAGCCGAACGCCGTGCTCGCGTCGCGCTGCCGGCCAGATACCGGCGTGATGGAAACAGGAACGCTAGATTTTTCTAGTACGGATTGGATGAAACAATGCGCGCCTAACGCCTCTCTTGCATCCCAACCGATGTAGAGGCGTATCACTGCACCCTCTGCAGGCCAACCCAGCGCACGAAACTCGCACACCCGCCCAGCAGCAGCGCCTCTACGTCAAAACTCGCCCACGTCCCAGTCCCACGCTGCCACTGCTCGCCAATCCGCACCCGAAACCGCCGGCACCCATCACGCTCCGCGCATCCCTGCCCGGCACAGTTCGCTTTCACCACGAACAGCAGCCATTAAAAAAAACGGGCACCAGCCAGGCATCAGCCCAGGCGGCACCCGTCGCGGCCAACACCGCGCAGCTATGAGAGGAGGAGGAGACGCCACGCGTACAACTGAGCCGCATGGCGCTGATACAGTACATTAAACCGACTACAACGTCCGTAGCGATTCGAACGACAGCGAGACGTACCCCGACAGCACCCGCTCACGCCGCGTGCAGCACAGCGCCACTCAGCGACTCCTGATGGGACCCGCGGGGCGATACCCCCCCCCTGATCAAACACGGGAAGTGGGGAGACGGGGATATATAGCCATACGCATAGCCCCTTGCCCTACCACCACGATCGACGCCCCCCCTGGTCGAGCTGCCGGAGCGTGTGCAGCGCAGCAAACAGCGCTCAAGCGCTCATAACAGCGCCTAAGCCATTGATTACTATGCTTTGATGCTAGTTACAGTTAGTGAGTCGGCACCGCACCGCTGACACCTCCACTGCCAGGCGCCTTTGACCTTACGTGCGTACAAACACCGTGATTTCATACACTTAGGACAGTCGCAGCGCCACTCGCGGCCGGCGATCCGCACAGGGTTCGGAAATTGCGGAGCGTTGCGTGCGAGCCAGCGCGCATATAGCTTGGGCCTATGCCTTCTAAGCATAGCGATAGAGTGCTTGTATTTCCGAGGGGTCTGTGCGCGCGTAATGCGCCTAAGCAGGGTGTTTTCGACCATGCGTCTGTATCTTTGCGAGCCGAGGTGACGGTGCATCTCGAGTCGCACCCAATGCTCGGAGCAATCAAGTCTCGTTGCGATGGCGCGCGTGCTGAGGGTGCTTTCGTACAAAGACACCATGAGGTTGCGTGTTTTGCTCACGTTGTCCGCCTCCACACAGTCCTACCTACTACGTAGGGACGTGTGTGGAGCGCCAAACTGAGCACTTTGAGCGCACTTTGAGCAGTCACTTTGAGCAGCCATTTTCATAGGGAGAATGCGTGTTTTGCTGCAGCGCATGCTCATTTTGCTGCTCACGATGCTGCTCACGATGCCAAAATGAGCATTAGTCGCCAAGGACTTACGCGCGTTCTGCTCATTGTGAATTTTCGTGCTGCAGAGCATTAATCGACCTCTTTTATGCCCTCAATTGGCTGCCGACGCGCGCTCCTGCCTACCTCGCCGCGCACGAGTTTGCCGCTTAGGATCAGTCGGCGCATTGCTTCGGCAAGCTCCTTCGCGCTGTTGCCCTCGGCGAGCTTGTATTCGCCGATGAGCTTGGGAAGGTAGCGGCCGGTGTTGCTTGAGTCGGTCGGGTGCAGCCCCAGATCGCTCAGCTTGCGTAGGCCATCCAGCACCGTGCGCTCGGAGTTGCGCTCACGGATCTCTGACACGATGCCGCCGCTTGGCTCTATGGCTTCGGGTATGAGCACGCCTTCGGTGTAGGTGAACTTGCGCCAGTCGCGATTCGAGTAGTTCGCCTTCCGCCGTGCGAGGTAGCGCACCGTCTCATCGGGCGGCTCATCGGTGTCGGGCTTCTCGTCCGGTAATCGCGTGCCAAGGTACAAGCGCGTGCGGGCCGTGTTCTCCCATGCGCTCGAGCCCGAGAATTCGCTGCCAGTTGAGCGAGCTGGATGGGCGAACAGCATTATGGCTCGCCCGGGCATTCGGCCAGGCAGTGCGTTCAGGAACATCGTCACCGCATGCCGGTCGTTTTCGCCCGCGCCGTAGACTTGGGCGGCGTTGTCTAGGATCACCACGTCGGCGCGCAGATCGCCTGCCTGCTGGGCTAACTCGTCAAGCGCAGGGGTGAGGATGGGGCGTCCGAAATCCGTTGCCGCAAGCGCATTGTCCATGCCATGCCGCGGCACGATTACAAGGTTCTCGGCGAACGTCTCTAGACCGACGTTGAGCCACTTCGCAATCGCTATCTGTCGGCGCCACAGTTCGTCGTGGTCGTCCTCACAAGCCCACATCAACACCTTGAGCGCCGCCGGCACGGTGTCCACGAAATCGCGCCCGATCGCCAAGCACGAGCCGATCTGCTGACCGAGAAGCGTTTTTCCGATACCGCCAGCGCCCACTAGGAGCGTCGTGTGCCCAAACCCGAACCAGCCCTTGAGCGCCCAGCGCCGCGCCGGGGGCTCGAGGCCGGACAACTTTGGCCAGTCAAGGGGTAAGCGTGTTTCGCGCGGGGCCTCGGGTTGGGGCTGCGCCGGGGCTTCCGGGGTATAGCGCGCCACGCTCGCCGCCGTGCGACGCACCTCATCCTCGGGGAGCGGTGGGGAGCATTTTGCGTTCTCGGCTAGAAGCGCCGCCAGAATTGCGTCTGCCGACATCCCGCGACGTCGCATCGCGCCAGCCATGCTCGCGAGAGTCGCATTGCGCTGCCCTGCCGGTATCTGCCCTTCCGCGCCACCATTAGACTTCGGCGCCTCACGCTGCACTAGCCACGCCGGGGCCTCAGTTGGGGCCATCGACCAAGGCTCCGACTCATCCAGCCAGCAGTAGCACTCGCCGCTCGGGTGCACCGAGGGCTCGACCACGATGTAGGCGCCGGCGCCGGACTTCACATCAACGCCTGGGGCAGGATGTGCTGCGTAGCGCGCGCCGTTCAGGGATTTGTAGAGGTAATGAAGACCGCCACCGCCTGTTCTGGCGTAGCATGTATCGGTGAGCGCTCCCGGCAGGGCGTCGGGATCGCCGCCATTCCTGGGGTCGATGTCCACCACCACGAGGTCGGTGAGCACCATGCCGATGTTCGCGTCAGGCCAGCGCGCCCACCAGTCGCGTATCAGAGCTTCATCGGTTGTCGCGTCGTGCGAGCCATGCTCGGTGATTGGTATCTTGCCGCGCGGGCGTAGTGGAAACACCGCCCTGCCCGCATGGGCGTAGCGTAAAGCCGCCTCGAGAAAATCCTGCGACACGCCGCGCGATCAGAAGGGTGGCCGATCTTCCGATTCGTGGGCTTTCTGGGCTGAACTCTCGCCAGGGCCATCGAGATATTGCCGGAGCTGCGCGCAGACTTCGGCTTGGAGCTTGTCGAGCCTCGCGCGATCTGGGACCAGCACCACGTTCTTGTACTGCGTCTTGCCCTCCTTGTCGGTCCACGGGATGCCTGGGAAGCCGATCCAACTCTTGCCGTGCGATTCATGCAGCGTGCAGTCTTTGATCTGAAAGCCGTTCGCAAGCTCGAGGATGAAGAACCCCCGCAGTGTGTTTTTGCGATATGGGCGGAATTCAGTTGCTTGCATCAGATGACTCCTTTTGCTGGTTAGGATTTGCGTCGTGCGATATCTGACTTGATGAGGCTGTCCTGCTTGCGGCGGTAAGCCTTGTGATGGCGCGCGCCGTTTTTCTTGCGCGTGTTGCTGAACGTGACGCGCCGCCCAGGAGTGCCGCCGCGTCCACGATCAGGCTCGCGCTCGTGGGTCGTGACGCGGCTGCGCGGTGTCTGCACGAGGAGGTTAAATGCCGCCGCTAGCGCCTTGTGGTTCATTGCAGCAGCGCGAGCGCCTGTTCCTTGCACGTCGCCCAGCCTGATATCGCGCCCATCCGCGCGAAGTGCTCAAGGCGCTCGCGCTGCCTATCGTCGGGTCGCTCGCCGGGGCGTTTTACTTCGATGAAGAACGCGCGCCCGCCGCGCAGGAACCCGATTACATCGGGCATCCCCTTCGGCCCGGCCTGTATCCAGCGCTCGCCGTCGCGAAACGTCCCGGAAGTCTGGCGCCACACGAAACCGACGCGCGGATCGTTGCGCAGCGCCTGCATGATGTCGGCGAGAACCTCGCGCTCGAGCGGGTGTGCTGGCTTGCCATCGGAGCGCATGACCTTCTCGCGCCGCGGCGCAACTTTGTTCCGTATGTGCTCTGGGACCTCGAGGTAGTCGAGCGCTGCGTTGACCGCGCGCTTATGGTCTGCGTCGGATGGGCGCCCTCGATACGGCGGTCTTGCCATCGGTCACTCCAGGCAATAAAAAGGGCGCCTCAGCGCCCCGTTCGGTTACTTCCAGTTCCCGCCGTTGATGTAGGCGGCCATGCGCATCGCCTCGGCCCTTGCAGCCTTGTCAGCTTTCAGCCCGGTCAGTGGTTCCAGCTCGAGCTGCCATGGACCTGGGATTCGATCCCGGAATTTCCACTGGTGGACGGTCTGCTTCTTGACAGCCTTTTTTCTGTTTTTGCTCAGTGCCTTGGCGATCTTCGAGGAGCCGCCCAGGACGCGCTCAACTTGTCGGTATTTCACCCGCGAGAGTATCCACGATGCCGGTCCGGTAGTCAACGATCATGGACTAGCCATGTAGGTGATTGAACGATAGACAAAAATCGGGTAGCCTGTAAACTACTGTTGACCACTAGTCAACGCTTACGAGGTGAACCGATGAGTACATTTGTGGAGAGACTCCTGCAGGCCGCACGCCATGCAGGAGTCGAGGAAACACAGAAAGCGATTGCCGCATCCCTTGGGCTTAAAAAGCAGACGGTAAATCGCTGGTTTAACGAGGGCGGCGAGCCGAGCGCCGACAACCTGCTCGACATTGAGGCGAAGTGGGGCGTCGACGGGAAGTGGCTGAAGAAGGGAGAGGGCGAGATGGTGCCGACCATCTCCGTACTCTCTCCAGACGAGCGCGCCCTTCTTAAGGACTACCGCAAGGCGCTTCCGCGGGTGCGCGATGTGATTCGAAACATGGCTCGAGCCGCCAGGAAATCGGTTGTTACGATCGCGGCGCTGATACCGCCATTGCTTGTGCCGCAGCCATCGGACGCAGGCGTTTTACATAAAATTTATTATATCCATCAACAGGTTACACATTGTGCCCAAAACGTGCTTCGCTGGCTGATGGGCGCCGTACCACAAATCAAGTTTTCCTGACGGGCAAAAGTCACACTCGGCGTCAACTTGGGACGCCGGGATAAAGCGCACGGAGTGAATTTTGCGCCCGGCGGTGTATTACAGGAACAATGGCCCCGGACTCGGCTTCGCTCGTCGCCGAGATTCTGAACGCCGGATACATGGTGCGGCACTACGCGCGCGGCGGCAGGACCTCGATCGGGCGCACCCTGCGCCAGCAGGCGATCCTGCGCATGGGCCTCACCGTGCGCGACGCCTTCAACAAGTCAGATGATTTCGAAGCACTTTTAGCCGCCGTCGCGGACGGCCTGCGCCCGCGGGACGCTCCGCCGTTCTAGCGTAGTCCATACTTGTTGACTGCGGGACCCGTTTCATGGTTTACTCGCCATACACCACCAACGGGGGCGGGCACATGAACAAGCTGATAGTCCAAGTCGCTGCGGTACTGGCGCTCGCCGGCTGCGCGACGATCGACATGCACACCGCGCCGCCAAGGGACTGGCCGCTGCTCACGGTGCAGGAGCACAGAGTTTCCTTCGGCGCCGTGTTCGCGCGCTGCTACAAGTACGTCCCGCTCGGCATGAAGCTGCTCGGCAGCGTCCCGCTCGCATGCGCCGAGATTGATTTCGTTCAGCAGCGCTGCGATGTCTGGATGACGCAAAGCACAGATGCAGATATCCGAGAGCACGAGCTGCTGCACTGCGCCGGTCACGATCATGCCGGGGACGCGACCCTGCGCGATCTCTGGTCCGTCTACCGCTCGGGCGTCTACGGAAGCGCGCTCGCCGAGACCGTGGCGGGGCCGCTATGAACGAGCCGCGTAAGCGCGAGTATGTCTATATGTTCCTAGCCGCGGCGCTGCTACTCGCCGGGCCATCGCTTGACCGCCCCGAAGTAACCGCGCAGCACGTAGCCGAGGCCGATGAGCGAAAAGAAGTGCGGCCCTGCGACGGCGTATGGGTGCGCAAGTGCAATGCCGGCGAGTGCTGGTCGCCGCGCCCTCCTGAGTTGCAGTGCGTCGCCTCGGCCGATCTCACCGAGTGGCGCGCGCGAAACGACGTTCTGACACTACCTGTGGAGCCGAAATGGAAAAAGAACTAAGCCCGATGGCGCAGCATATTTTCAATATGGCTACAGGCCACGGCAATATGATCCGCGCCGGTATCCAGGCCGAGCAGGAGCGCATGCGCCCGGCGGTGCGGCTGCTGCAGCGCACGTACCTCGAGGCATCCGGCGGGCAGGCGAAGCTGCCGATACCGCTCGAGTTGGCGATCGAGGCCGTGCTGCGCTCATTCGCCGAGGGCGTCGTGAACGAGTACGCGAACGCGCGCATCACTGCGGACAAGCACGCGCGCCACGAGGGTAAGCCGGAGCACGACATGACGACCCGCGGCGAACGCATGAAAGCGGGGGCGTGATGGCCGAATACAAAGAAGGGCTGGACGTAATCGACGCGCTGCAGGCAGAGCACTCGCGGCTCGCACACCTGAACGGCCAGCTTAGGATGGCGCAGAAGGTTCAGGACTGGGTGCTGCGAAACCGCGACCAATTGCCGCCGTGGGTTATCGAGGAATTGTCGATACTCATCGCTGCGACATACGAGACGGGCGACGATGCAGCCGGTTAGATTCTCCGTGCTGCGCGCTTACGGCCGCTCGCCGATGCACGGCTGGCACGCGCGTACGACCGAGGCCGACGAAACGCGGTCTATGGAGCGCGGCACCGCCGTCCACGCGCTGCTGTTCGGCACGCGCAAGGTCTGCGGCTATCCTGGTGCGCAGCGCCGCGGCAGGGACTACGAAGCGTTCGCTGCGGCGCACGAGGACTATGAAATCCTTACCGCTTCAGAGTACGACAAGGCCCGGCGCATGGTCGATGCGATCCTCGCATGCAGCGTCGCTCAGCCGTATCTCAAGGGCACGGCAGAGGAAACGATCGTGTTCCGGTGGATGGGGCTCGACTGCCGCGCGACGCCTGACGTGCGCAACCCTGAGTTCCTGACAGAGCTTAAAACGTCGTCCACCGCCGAGCCGGTCAAGTTCACCTACCAAGCGCTCAGGATGGCCTATCACGCGCAGATGCGCATGCAGCAGATCGCGGTAGGCAATCCCCTGCCCTGCTTCATCGTGTGCGTGGAATCCGACGAGCCGCACCCGGTCACGGTGTTCCAGATCGACCCGCGCACGCTCGAGATCGGCGAGAAGCTGCTCGTGCTCTGGGCCGAGCGGCTGAAGAACTGCGAGGCGTCGCAAGTGTTCCCGCCGTACACCGACAGCATTTTCCCGCTGATTGCACCTGAAGAACTGGAGCTTGAATATGGGGACTGAACGGACCGACTACCGCGCGATGTACGGCAAGGATTACGTGGGCGCCTGGGACATCCCAGACGGCAAAGACGTGACGCTCACCATTACCGCAGTGAAGGGCGGCGAGCTGACATCGATCGGCGGCCGGAAGTCGAAGAAGCCGCTGCTGTCCTTCAAGGGCACGGAGAAGAAGCTCGCCCTCAATGCAACGAACGGCAAGACCATCGCCAGCATGTACGGGAAGTTCGTCGAGGAGTGGGTCGGGAAAAAGATCGCGATCTACAAGTCCACGACGCGCTCCCCGGAAGGCGATGGCGAAGTCGATTGTGTTCGCGTAAGACCGCGGGTGCCTGCAGGAGCGGGTGCAACCCTCCCCCCCGATCCCGCCCTGCAGCCGCCCGCGGAGGAGGCACAGACATGACCGAACCGACGCTCGAAGACTTCACGCCCAACACCGTCGCCTGGCTGATCCAGAAGCGCATCGACGAGTCGCGCACGCCAGGCGCACGCAAGATGGGCTCGAGCCAGGGCTACGTGCTGCGCGGCCTGCAGCGCGACAAGATCATCGCAGGCAAGCTCAACACCGCGCTCAAGCCCATCGACTTCATCGAGTGCTGCCGGGCCTACCGCGCCAAGGGCCTGCTGCCGCAGACCATCAACCAGCGCATGTCGTTCCTCGCCGGGGTGCTGAAACACGCGGCCGAGATATGGGACATGCCAGACACTGGCATCGTCGCCTATCAGAAGTCGAAGCCGCAGCTCAAGAAAGAGCAACTGATCGGCAAGTCGCCGGGTCGCACCCGCCGCCCGACGCAGGACGAGCTGGACCGGCTGCTCGCCTACTTCGATGAGCGCAAGCGCATGACGATCCCGATGCGCGCGATCGTGGAGTTCTCGGTGCTCTCGGCCAGGCGCATCAGCGAGACCTGCCGGCTGCGCTGGGAGGACATCGACGAGAAGAAGCGTACCTGCATGGTGCGCGACCTGAAGAACCCAGCCGGCAAAGGATTCGATGACGAGTTCCCGCTGCTCGGGCGCGCGTGGGAGATCGTTCAGGCGCAGCCGCGGACCTGCGATCGGATCTTCCCGTACAACGCGAAGTCCTGCTCGCTCGCCTACACCAGGGCGAAGCAGGCGCTCAGCATCAATGGGCTGCGGCTGCACGACAACCGCCGAGAAGCGATCTCGAGGCTGTTCGAGCAGGGCTTCAACGTGCCCGAGGCGCAGAAGCTATCGCTGCACCGGAATGCGACGGTGCTGCTGAAGAACTACACGTCGCTCAAGCCCGAAGATTTGCACCGCGGCCCGGCGGCGAAACGGCATGCACATGGCTAAGGCAAAGGTAAGCAAGGTCGTTAAGGGCTACGTGGTGAAGCGCGAGACCATCGTCAAGGACGAGGAAACGGGCGCGCAGCGCAGGGTACGGAAGGAGGTTAGCCGTCTCTACCACGCCCTGAGCGCCGCCGAAACATGCCTCGCCATGTGCCGCAAGCAGTGGCCGGACGGTGATTTCTACATACACGAGAAGACCGGCGCTGACGGGCTGACGCACCAGCCGATTACGTGAGCGACGACGCACACGCCAAGTGAGCGATCAAACAATGACGCGCGTTGAAAAGATGTTACAGCGCCTTCAGAACGACGCTGCGATGAGCAAGTTCCACACGCGGGCTGAGCATCAAGCCTACCACTCGGCTATAGAGGACATGCTGACAATGCTAAGCGCTGTCCCGTTGACAGCCGAACGGGACCTTCTGGCGGCGCTGGAGTACCTGCTAAAGCGCTCCGGCCAATCCAAGGACATCTCCGACGCTAGGCAAAACGCGCAGGACGTCATCGCCGAGGCTCGCCGGCGACGCTAAACCAAAGTGAGCCGATTCTACGAACTCTCCCGGTCCGCCAGCGCCTTGAGCCAGAGGCTCAGGGAGACCCCTTCCCTACGGGCTGCTGCCTTGTACCGCTCCCGCTCCCCGGGCGTCACCCGCACGTTTATACGCACGCTGGCGGGGTCTTTCTTGGGGGGTTGCCCCCTGCGCTTCGCTGTCATGGGTGGATTATGTACTCACAAATAATACTTGACAAGTACCCGTCCTCATGGTTAAATGTACTCACACTTAATGGGGGCTAGATTATGACGACCATCCAAGTTATCCAGCAGATGTGCGACGACGTAGCAAACGACAAGGCCCGTGTTCTAGTCCTCAGTCACGAACTAGCGGTGCTCCGTGGTGCCCTCCCGCACCTTAAAGGTGTTAGGGCCCGCCTGGCGAAGGTCGACATTGCCAGCCGCGAAGACGAACTGCGCACCCTTTCGTACCTGCTCTCGCTGTATGAGCGTGAAGACGCCGCAGAGTGCGAAATCAAGGCAGCGCTCGAGGGAGCACGATGAATCGTGACGGTAGTCCGATGAGGCACTGCTACTTGCTGCCTCTGCTGGACGAGACATTCGACCGTGCCGCCGCGGAAGTATGCCGAGAGTTTCTTGAACGCTTCGACATGGCGCCGCCTTCCGTTCGCTCCCTGCTGGAGAACATTGCCATTAGGCAAAAAAGTGAGGAAATGATGAGCAACACCCCGAGAACGGACGCCGAGGAGGGTGATGCGACGAATACTAACGGTGAGCCTGTGAAAGTGGTGCTGTCGTCCTTCGCCCGCGAGCTTGAGCGCGAGAGCGCCGTGCTGCTATCGGCGCTGGAGGGGCTGATTCCTTTCGCCATGCTCGTTATCCATTCTACGGACAACGCGCACGACCGCGACAAGTTGAATGCTGCTCGCGCCGCTATTGCCAAGGCTCGCGGCGACGCACCACCATGCCCAGCTACTGACGACAGCGAATGGGATCTTCTGCAGCGTCAACTACGCGCGGTCCTGGCGACTATCGATGCGCTGGAATCAAAGCATTCATCCGCTAATCGTTACAGGCCGCTGTGCGGTGACGCCTGCATAGATCCATTTGTGTGCTCACGGATGAAGTTATGCGTATCGCCCGGCGTAGTCAGTCCCCGAAGTGGCCATGAGCCAGCATAACGACGCCACACTGTAAAACACGAGAAAGGTTGACCCACCATGAACCACGGCGACGAGCGCAACAGGCAGGTAGTAACCGACGTTGGCCCGGCGGTCGAGTGGAGCACCACGGACGGCGGGCGATTCATGATGCCCATGTCGGCGCACACGTACACGCAGGCTGACCGCTACTGCCGCAACTGCGGCTGGGTGACGTGCAAGTGGATCATCGACTTCATCGTCTGCCCAAAGTGCCACGGCGATTGGTAGACGACGCCACACCGTAACAGGGAGCTAATGATGAGCGACACGCCGAGAACTGATGCAGAGATCGCGGAGTGCGATGAAACTCTGCCGTTCACCCTCGCTGCCAAGGACCGGGGCGCCTCGCTGTACGGACAGACTTGCCGAGCATCGTTTGCCCGTCAGCTTGAGCGCGAGCTTGCCTTTTTCGCGGCAGAGAACAAGACGCTGGCTAGGGCACTGAATGATGCACATGCCAGGCGATAGCACACTAAATCAGTGAGGAATTGCCTATGAAACTGCACAAGTACGCCGAAGACCCGCTGGTAAAGCGGCTGACCGAGTTGAGCGCGGCCGCCACTCCGGGGACGTGGCGTGTCGACCCGAAGCGCCTCGAGATCGACACACCGCACGGCAAGCTGGAGGGGCCGATCATTTCCTATCTCGTCGGCAACAAGGGCACGGCGCCGGGCCAGACGGTAAGCCTGGGCTCTGAGCGCATCGCCGATCATGAGTTCGTCGCCGCGCTGGTCAACGCATGGCGTGACGGCAGGCTGTACTGCATCCAAGAAGTCTAGTTCTAGGTATAAATCAGTGAGAAATTTAATGCACAAAGAACTGAAAACGAAGTGGATCGAGGCGCTGCGTGGCGGCGCTAAGGGCATCGTGGCTAAGATCTTGTTGCCTTTTGCAGCCGGCGGCGCCATTGCTGCCGCTCTAATTTTCGGCGTGCCGTGGCTATGGAGGATGATAAAGCCGTGGTTGCACTCCATCACCGGATAGATAGTTCTAGGTAACCAGAAAGGAAGAATGATGAGAAAGCAACTTGGATACACCGCCACAGAGCTGGTCATGGTGCTGTTCATTGGCAGCTTGGTCCTTGCCAGCGCCTTCGGCTGGGTCTGGAACATAGTCAAGCTGGTCGGGATGGATCTCGACCCGATCACCGGGCTGCTGATCGTGCGCGTCATTGGGATCTTTCTCGTGCCACTCGGCTGCATTGTGGGGTATCTCTGACCATGATTAACGAGCACGGGGCCGAGTGCGGCGACTGCGTGCATTTCGTGTATGCGCGGCACGAAAGCGGGCGCATCAACCGTAGGCACTTCGGCAAATGTATGTTCTTCGTGAGTTGGCCGGAGAAGATACCGATGAACTACAACTGGATGGCGCCCAAACCAAGCGCTGTTTGGCACAGCAGCAACGCCGAGCGCTGCGCGTGCTTTGAGCGACGGCTCACCTAGGTAGTGAGGATAGAACATGACAAATCACGAAGGCAATCCAATCAAACTCCCCGTGCGCTGCGAATACGGAGGCGTCGGCTATGTCCCGCTGTGGCAAGACGCTGACGGGATATATGTCCCGTTCGAGAACATCGTAGCCTTCATCAACGCAGGACAAAACTTGCCATTGAGGACGATCCTGCATCGCTGGTCAAAGGCCAGCCACATTCAACTGTGCACCGGGGAGATGACGGCTGGCGAGTTGCGCTCGGTCAAGGCTGTGGTTGCCGCAATCACGCGAGAATGCTTCCCCGAGGATTTGCACACTAGGTAAGTGAGCAATCGAAAGGAGCTTGGTTGTACCAATGACGAGCGACATCGAACTAGATGCTAGGCGTTACAGAGAGTTGCGCCGATTTATTGGAATCGGGCGAGACTATTTCTCTCTCAGGTTTCCGAGTGAGTTCGTCTACGACATCACAAGCAAGGCCAACCTAGATGCCGCTGTTGATACCTTGCTCGCGCGGGCTCCTGCGAGACACCCAGACTGCGCTAGGGACTGCACGATTTATCGACGGCATTCTACGCCATCATGCCACGGCTATTGCGCGCTGTTGCCGAAGAAAACATGAGCGACGCCTCACCCTTCGGGTGCAAGGTCATTAGCGGCCACAAGATCGTGACGAGCTTCGACTACCCACCCATCCCAGATCGCAACTACGACTGGAGCGCCACATTGGCGGACTACGACGGAGCGCCGGATGCGACTGGGCCGACTAGCCTGATCGGGCATGGGAAGACCGAGGCCGCTGCGGTAGCAGATCTGCTCGAGCAACTGGATATGCTCCATGAACTGAAGGCGCTAACGATGAGCGATAACCGACGCACGGATTACACCGTCCCTGCGGAGCCCACGATGGGCATGTGGGACGACTTCTGCGCCGTCTATGAGGTTCCGTTCGACACCTTCATCGTAGCGTACAAGGCAATGCTCGCGGGATTGCCGACTAGTCTACCGGAGAAGCCATGACCGACAACTCACACAGCTATGAAGCAAATTTGAGAGCCGAAGCAGAAGCGACGGCGGATAGTGCCCTCGCCGAGATGCCAGCATTCTGCGGGCTCGAGGAACCACATTCAGGCGTGATTCGCGCGGCGCTTATTCACGGTTACCTTCTCGGCGTAAAAAGACACACTGGGCCGAACAGCGATTGGATCGACATTGAAGAGCGCTTGCCGGAGGCGCGATACGGCGAGGAAGGCGCAGCCCCTGTCGTATCGGAGGATGTTTTATGCATCTTCCCTGACGCCTTGCAGGCGATGTGTAACTACGATCATGAGGCGAAGATCTGGACGGTCGTATGGACGCTTGAAAAGTTGGACAACGGTTACGCGCCTACCCATTGGATGACCCTGCCAGAAAGCCCGAAATGAATGCCATTGACCGCAGGATCGCCAAGCAAAAACGCCTCACTGCCACAGTGGAGAGTAAATGAATGCACTGAGCGAACTTCTCGTAGGGCTTCTCAACGAGCACGACCAGCGACAGTCATGGGCTGGCTCGTCCTACAACGGAAGCGACCTACAGACGAGAACCAGGGCGGTTCTCTTGAAAGCTGAGAACGACGCCTATCACGACCATCTATTTGCGCAAGGTGGACTCGGCGCAGCCAGTGACGGGACCGACATATGAATCGCCCCACTACCCCAGGGTGGCAAGGATTGCTGCTCATCCGCTGGTGCGAGTGGACAGGCGGGCACATCACAGATAAGCAGTTCTTGAACGAGGTCCAAGACATCGTGATTGAAAACCTACTCTCGCCTGTATCGGAGAAACCAGAATCGAATGCAGCGCCGCAGGGTGTCCCGTCACTATCGGCGCCCTCCCGGGAGGCGGGTGAATCAGCGCCGAGCCCTGCGGCATTGCACACCGATAAGGTGAGCGAAGGCGACGATTTGCCAGTTGGTGTTGGACGCGCCCCGATGCCGACGACCGACGATCTAGAGGCCGCGCTACGTAGCGAGTACGGCGGAACGGCGACAAGCGACGCTTTGATCGGGCTGTGGATGAAGGATCGTCGCGAGTTTGAAACGGCGCAATCCGCAAGTGAGCCAACGTTATTGCTTCGCGAGGCTTACGAGGCCATTGCGTATGACACCACGAACCACGGAGACGACTGTCACCACTGCCAAGCAGCGCAGGCGACCATGAGAAAGCTGGAAGCCTATCTGTCCAAAGTTAGTCGTAATACGTAGACTTGCGTCGCTCGACTGGAGATGGGAGCAAATGAACCTAACTGAATTGCGGCGGTACATGACCGAGGCCGGGAAGATGCTCGATGAACTCCTGCCTCTTCCAGGCGTGCCTCAAGATATGGGCGAGCGTGACTACAGGCTCTATATAAAGTTGGCGGAGCTATTTGTCCCGATGCGGGAGGCGGTTGAATCTGCTGTACCGGAAGAACTCGATACCGCGCAGCGCAAGCTCCACGGCATAGCGGCCGCCATTGCCGTAGAACTTAGCGGAGGCGGTGTCGTAGATAGGGCGTCGCTGCTGGACAAGATCAATGAAGTTCGCGATCAGCTCATCGCCGCAGGGAGCAAATGAACTTCTCTACATTCTTTATGCGCCATCCAGGCATTTGCACGTTTCGGCTACTTGGCTTTGGCGTGCTGATCTTCCACGAGGGCGTCATCCATATGTTCCCGAGTAATCGCGCACGGTTATGGCTGATCCCAGTGTGGCCTGAATGGAAGTTCGCGTTGGTGGCTCCGTGGACATGAGCGACGCCAAACCTCTGGATACGAACGTCGCGGTGGAGTTCATCTGCCCGCGCGAGAACCAGGCTACCCGCTGGGGCGAGTACGTCCTGTCACTCGGGCGCGACCAGAAAGGCAGGCTGCTGGCTATCATCACCAAGGGCCATCCAGACCTCGGCGGCAACACGGAGGTATGCGATGTCGAGGTAGTCAAGGATCGCACCGAGGCCGCGTCGTGGTTTGGCTTGGCGCTGATCGAGCGGCCTTGGGAGCCGAGACAATGAGCGACGCTCGACCCCTGAATTCGACCGACGTAGACGCTACGGTTCTAGAGGCGCTGCGGGCCGTAGACACCAAGCCCGCCGTTATGAAAGCAACCGGGCTGTCCGAAATGCGGGTCAGGGCATCGTTTAAGAGACTGCAAAAGCGCGGTTTGATACGGCTAGGGGAATTAGATCGCGGAGCGATCCCGGCAAGGTGGAAGCTCACCGGAGTAGCTGGATGAGACTGATAGGTGTGTTACTGGCGTACCTCGGCGCCGGCATGGTGCTAGTAGGCATCGGCCTAGAGCCGCGAGAGTTCGCGTTCGCCGTTGTTGGTCTCGGTGCGATGCTTACGGGGGCGGCTCTTGCGGAGCGATAAAGCACTCGGACAGTGAGGAATTGATGAACTTTCTGTGCTGGTTTGGCTTGCACAAAAGGCGTGGATGGAAGACTGATTATTCTGTCCCGTACTCGCCAGCCATAGGGGCATTCTTCCCAAGCTCACCACTTACCCGGACCAGAAAGTACCGGGCGTTCAACCGCTGCGTGCGTTGTGGCAACGTGCAATGTAGGTTCACGAATGGATAGTTCCATCGAGGGAGTAAACAATGCGAACTGAATGCTGTGGGTCTATGGAGACCGGGCAATGTCCCGACTGCCCGTATACATACCCGACTCGGCCATATCGGGGTTTCTGGACATCTCCAAATACCGGATGGGAATGCCCGCGCTGCCATAAAGTCAACGCCCCGAGCGTTGCGCAATGCGCCTGTCCTCCCCTATGGCAGGGCGTCATAGGGCCGGCTGGTGGAGCTTCCAATAGCTAGTTCCTTAAAGTGAGCAAACGATGACCCTGGCACAAAAGCGCGAACTATTCCGGCTCATCCTTCGCGGGATACCCAGGCCACTCGCCGAGGCGATGGTGCGCGGAGCATTCAGGGGCCCGTATGGATAGGGACCGACCCGGATTCGGGCAGCCTTGCAACGGCTGCGGCCACTGCTGCCGCGAGGAAGCCTGCGACCTGTCCGTGCAGTACCTTAAGAGTACCGTCGCGCCCTGCATCGCCCTGGAGTTCGATGACGGGCGGTATTGGTGCGGCCTGATAAGGCATCCGGCAAAGTACCTCGGCCTCAAAGAGTGGGCGAACGAGTTTGCTCTTGCCGAGCTATCGCCGAAGTTCGCCTACATGCTCAGGCTTGGCGCTGGCTGCGATGCCGACTTCGGGCCATAGCTAGTATTAATAG